ATTTTTCCAAATTTTAGGTGCATATAAAACCCCCTCCGCCCCCTGAAGGGGGAACTTTGGAGCTCACATTTTTATGGTTAATAATTTTTTCATTGGGCTATACTGCCGAATTGCTGCGGGCTCTTATTCGTTTTGGTTTCCACTTGCTTTTATCAACTTTTGCCACAGCTTTTATTTCGGCATTGGTAGCATAGCCGCCGCTGCGGTCAATTGTGTGGGTGCTGGTTAATACGTGCTGTATGCCGCTTAAATTACCCATGCCGGTAAGTTCAAAGTTTATACCCGATACCAGCAGTGTATTGCCTGGCATAGATATACTGCCGCTTTTTTCGTGGCTATTATGTTTATGCAGGGCAGCTTTGCTTTTTGCCAGCGCCTGATCTTTATTTTCGGCCTTTGTTTTAAGATCGATGGTATCATCTTTGGAAAATTCAGCATCTTCATTTTCAATTTCCGCTTCTTCCAGTTTATTTTTTGCGCTGTTGTGATATTTTACCGTGGCTTTTTTAAATACTTCGGTGGTTTTATCTTTCAGGCTCCAATTGGTAAGGTCGGTTTTATCCAGTGTTAAAATATGGGCCTTGCCTTCCAACTCATACACGCTGCTAAAAATTAACATGCCGCTGCGCACGCTAAACACATAACCAAAATCACCAGCCAGCCGGTGCAGAAAATGCAGATCTGTTTCCTGGTACTGCGTGGCCCGGCTTATTACAATATTTTCAATAGTACCTTCTACCGTTAAGCCATGTTTGGCAGCAATAGTATTGGCAATTTCACGCAGGGTTTTATTTTCATGTGCGCTGCTGCGTTTGGTACGCATTTTTTTGGTAATGGGTGCAGCCAGGGCTTTAATAGTTACGGTATCGCCGCTGCTGTTATCGCCGGTGTTTTCTATTTCATCAATGGTAAATTCGCCACACTTAAGCTGCAGGCCATCCTGCTCAATAACAGCACTGATCTTTGCGCCTTTGCCGGGGTACCAATCATTTTGCCAAAGTAAATCGGCATCTTCTAACTGCAGTTCCAGTTCATCGCTTTCACCGGCCACTTTATCAGCATACGTTAGCTGCACAAGATGGGCGCTGATATCTTTGGTGATATTTTTATTGTTGTAAAGGATTTGATATGTTGCTGGTTGCAGGTTCAATTAAAAATTAATAATTATGAATTATGTTTAACTGGTAAACCGTATGATGTAACAAAATCTTTAATAGGTTGCCTTGCCACTTGTAACCCAATCTCATACAGGTCTAAAGGATTAGTATAATACACCAGATAGTTGCCACCTTTAATTTTCATCTGAACTTCAAATTTTGAAATAACATACATAAACCACTCATGCCTTTCTGCTATGACAGGTATTTCAATATAATCTTCTAAATCTTCCATTTTTACAGATCACGTTTCCAGGGCGGCAGCATTTCCGCATCTGTTTTTATGCTGTTGTTTTCTACAATGGGTATGTTTAAAATGGTGCCTACGGCAATACGTGGCGTAATGGGTACCAGCGGGTTTGCAGCAATAATGCCGCCAAATGCCGATGGTTTGCCGTAGGCTTTTTGGGCCACGGTATCCCAGCGTTCGCCTTCGGTTACGGTGTATTGAGTTATTACTGGCATATTAATCTTCGGTTATGGTTAACTGCCCGGCGGCAAACTCGGGCGTAATGCCATTGCTTATGGCAAGGCTGGCACTTAAAGCACTGCTATACAGCAACACACCGGCACCACTACCGGTAGTACCAATGCCAACATGCGTAACAGTATTGCTGCCAGCGGTGCAGGCATTAAACGTAATGGCATTTGCATTTACAGCCTGGTTGGCGGTAATGGTAAAGCCGCTGCCACTGCGGGCAACTGCTACACGGGCATAGCCGGTAAAATTAGCTTCACTGGTTGTTTGGTCGCCAGTTTCACCAGGATCGGCCGTGTGCAGCGAAATATACAAATTACCTGCTGTAACAGCACCACGAATGCCAGTAGCATCGCCAATATTTGCAGCGTTGCTATTATTGAATAATAGCAGCATTAATGCATTTTCCCAACTGTTTGATTTACTCATTACTTACGATTTTAAATTTTCAGTAAACTGGATGGTGCGAATAGTACCGTACGCTTTACGGCCATCTTTTTCAAAATAAGCCTGCACCTGCCAGTTACCAGGCATATCAATATCATTGGCCGCTACCTGGTACACAATTTCAGTACCGCTTACATTACCCGTCCACTCACCTTTGGTGCCATCAGGTTTTACATAAAGTATCTTAAAGTTACTAGCACCGGAAAGGCTATACTTTGTATCTAAGCGAATTTCCAACAAGCTTTGCCCTTTAAATACCTGACTCATACGATAATACTGTTTTAATGGGTGAATCGATAATTATACTTTCCTGCACTTCGCTATTAATGGCAATAGAAGTTTGCACTTCACTTACCAGGATTACGCCGGTAACATCGCTTACTAAAGCAACAGATACTGTAAAAACACTTTGTTCCCGTACAACTTCTACCACAGGTTTTAAACTGATGGTAACGGTGCCAGATGCATTTCCGGTAATGGCTGCAGCAGCGGCCAGCTTTGCACGCATGGCACCAGTTAATACTGTATTGCCAGGTAATACCGCAACCATTTTACCGGTAGCTTTTATTACAGCAGTACCTGTTGCGTTACCTGTAATAACAGATGAAACAGGTTTTTTAGCACCCAATTCGGCGGTAATAATTGCAGTTCCTCTAATATTGGAAGCCATGGCAGCTTTTGCCTGTATAGGTGCTGCTATAATTACAGCGCCGGAAATAACAGCAGCAATACCAACTAACCCAAAAAAAGCCGATACGGAAACCGCCTGCGATTTACCACCCGGTACTTTTTGTACCAGGTCAGCAGCCCGCAGCCGGCCCGATGGCGATATTTTAAATACGTTCATTAGTTACTTGCTATTTCAAAAATTACATCAGGAAAACCAGTGGCGGTACTATCTGGCTGCACCATTAATACCAGTGCAGAATCAGAATATACAACCGGCAAACCAGTACTAAGCAAATCAGAAATACCGCCGCCATTGGCATTAAGCACACGGTTAAACCAAAGCGGGCGCAGAATGAGTACATTAAAAGCGCCTGCCGTCATAGCGGTGCCGCCATTGGTTACTATTACACTTTCAATTTTTTGCACGCCGCTATCACCAGATTGTAAAGCCAGTTGAAACATACGGCCCAAAGTAAGTGTGGCTGCTGCGTTTACTGCAGATATAATACTGGTGCGCCCTGTAACACCTGCACTATTGGTATAGGTAACCTGCACCTGCCAACTATTACCGGTGGCAAATGCTGTGGATACCTCTATCCATATTTCGTTACCATTGCCAAAAACGGTACCGCTGCCAGGATAATCAGGACAGCGGGATGCAATGGAAGGCTGTGATGAAAGGGAAGTAGTACCGGCAGCAAAAGAATATGCACCTGCTTTAAAAAGCATATCAACCAACTCTAACCGGCACAATACAGAACTGTAATACTCTACTTTACTAAGATATCCGGTACCGGAACTGAAATTTATGATCGGGCAACCAGCAGTAGCATCCGTAGGCACTACACCGGCTGCTGTACTGGTACCAGCCAATACACCGGCACCGGGCTGGCCGGCTAAATCAAATATGCTGAAAGCTGTAACAGCCAGCGATGTGCGGGATGCCGTTTTTACTATCTGCAAACGCTGTTTATTGGCGTTTATATAATCGTTTAGGGATGTTATTGGCATGTTTTTTTTATTACACTAATTATACTAATACTTCGACTTCGCTCAGTACACAAATGGTTCGACTTCGCTCACCACTTGTCAGGCTGCACGGGTGGCCACCAGGTTTACCAGCGGTGCCGCGGCTGTTTTAAGTTCTTTAATTTTGTTTACCAAATTCAGGTAATCGTTATTGAGTACCGGCACGCCGGCTACGGGAAAAACAAATTGCCCGATGGCGGTTTTTAAGCCCTGTATCTTTACCAGCATTTCTGCTTTGTTTGATGGTATGGGTAAAGCTGCCAGCGTATTTTCGGCAGTGGTTAATTTTTCTTTTGCCTGCTTTAAAGCACTCTCAATTTTTTGGCTAAGTAATGGCTGCGCACTGGTATTGTTATTATATTCTGCTACCAGGCTGCCAGCCATGGCGGTATTACTATAACAGCCGCTTAAATCTTTTACCACAATTTGCGGGGCAGTATTTTGCTGGTTTACCAGGCTGCGCACGGGCCGCTTTTCGCCAACGGCAAAAGCCTGTTTACGTTGGGCATTTTGTTGCTGCTGCAGCTTATCCGGAATGGCATATTCTTTAAGGCTGATGTTTACTACCGCTTCAATAGCAAAGCCATCGGCAAAGGTTTGGGTTTGTGCTTCATCCATTTTAATGATCACAAAATCACCAATATAGCGACCGGTACCCATCAGCAGGGGCAATACCTCAAAACTATCTTTGCTGTTTTTCAGTTTTAAAATAGTATCGGCTACATTACACCATTCGGCACGTAGGCGTAGTGGTAGTTCAATTTCTTCCAGGTTATTACTGGTTGGTTGCAGCCTGGGTTTTTGGCTTATTAATGCATGTTCGGCATAGGTAGTTTCATCGGCCCGGGTAATGGTATCGGGGCCAAAGGCTTTTTCAAAAACGATATTTCCTAATTGGAGTAGCATGGTTTAATATCCTACACGTTTTTTTTGATCTTCGTACGCCTTCATTTGTTTTGCGATATCGTTACCAATTTGCGTAGCTGCTGCAGGGCCACCGGGGCCGCTGTAGTTAATAACCGGCGCAAATGTGCTGATGCTTTTATTATTAACCGGTACCGGCTGTAATGCGGGAGCCATCCCAAAAGCAGATGAATTACGCACTGAACCTGGCTGATTGGTTACACCTACATTTATAGTTTTGGTTAATGTAGTTTTTGCTTTATTCATTGCCGTTTCGGCTTCATCGCTGCTAAAGCCAAAAAATGCTTTTATACTTTTCCATGCATTTTTAAAAACATTTGCAACTTTATCCCACAGGTTTTGAAACCAGGCTACTATTTTATCCCAATTGCTGTATATTAAAACAACGGGGTTGTAATCCCAGAATATTTTTTTTATACCTGCCCAAACATTACTGAATATATTTTTTACGCCATCCCACAACCTGCCAAACCATGCAGAAATTGATGCCCAATGTTTGATGATAAGGCCATGCGGTGTATAGTTAAGAAACATTTTTTTTATCCACTGCCAGGTGGCATTAAAAATGGCTTTCACTTTATCCCACAGGCGGATAAAGAAGGCTTTAATTTTATCCCAATTTTTATAGATTATATAAGCTGCGGCAGCAATGGCAGCAATAACCAACAAGATTGGATTTGTAAGAAATAACTTGCCAACAAAACCAATAGTATTGCCTAAAAATTTGAATGAGAAACTAAGTATTTTTAATGCCGGGCTTAAGCCATTCATGCCGAAAGCAACCACTTTTGCTGCAGCACCTAGTGCTAAAAATGATACGGCAACTGCAGCTAAAATTTTTACTAACTGTGGATTTTTTTCAATCCATGCCTGCATTTTTGCAATGAGAGGGCCAATTTTAGCAAATAAGCGATTAAGCATTGGAACAAATATTTTACCAATAGCTGCCGCAGACATGTTAAAATTATCTTTTAAAGTACTTAGCTGCCCGTTGATACTTTTACTTTGTGCCTCAATACCACCACCAAACTTTTTTAATCCGATATTCTGCAGGTATCTTTCAATTTCTTTACTATTTTTCTTCACAGTTGTTTTTACACCCTGGAATAAAAAAGTAACTTTTTCGCCATTCTTTGTGGCTCTTATTCCAAATTCTTTTAATCGCTCAAACTCAAAGGTTGCAGCATCGGCTACAGCTTCAATCATCTGGCTTAAATCTTTACCCATACCACTGGCGGTATTACCATAAGCGGTTAAAGCCTTTTCACTAGGATCTAATCCCATATTTTTTAGCTTAATAAAGGCCGTCATTACTTCGCCCATTTCATAAGGCGTTTTTGCTGCAAACTTATTGATGGTACCAAAGGCAGCTTCGGCAGCTTTTTTATTACCCTGGAAAGCAGTGGTTAATGCTATCTGCATTTTTTCCTGATCAGCAGCCTGCTTAATTGCATAAGCAAAAGCACCAGTACCCACAGCACCAATCTTAAGCATACTATCACCCGCCTTACTAAATTTTTCGCTTGTTTTTTTAAGCGATTTTAATTTACGCTCAGCCTTATCTACAGCGCTATTAACTACCGTGCTCATTTTATCATAAGCACTTAGCATTACCGCTATTTTAAAAGACTTATCCACTATTCAGTTTTATTAAGTTCATTGTGAATTGTTACAGCTTCATTATACCAATACAAAATATCATCGCTGTACCACTCCTCAATTTCAAATGGAGATTTACTAAACCAATTCCCCAGGAAGGCGATCTGTCCCGGGGTTACATAAAATTTAAGTCTGTAGCCATAGATTGAAGCTTAACAAGATCATCATACCACAAAGCATCTAAATCTTCAATAACAAAGCCCTGACCATTAATTTTGGTACAAACTACTATCAGTGCATCTTTGTAGCTTTCACCCTTATTTTTCGCATCGCCTACAATTCTGTTTATTATGTGCCTGTCTTTACCTTTTAACCGATGACATACAGCTTCACGGCCATCGCTAAAAGTGCAACGTTTTGAAACACTCCCGTTATCATAACGATATGTTTCAATACCCATTGACTTATCCGCCTTATCATTAAAATACCATGCGTTTTTTTGTTCGGGGTAAATTTCATTTTCCGGATCCGTTGATGCAGGTGCTGCAGCATGTTCGGTAGCGACTGGCGATGTTACTGAAACCAGGCTACCGGGCTCGTTGGCTGCAGGTTGATTGTTGCTTTCTGTTGACATTTGTTGTTGGTTTTCTGTTTGAAAAAAATACCCATTATTGTTTGATGTCAATAATGGGCATGATATATATTTCGGGAACTATTAGCCGCCTATATTAGCCCTATATTGCTGCATGATATCCACGCCATCTACTTTGTAGATATTGTTCATTACATCTACTTCAAAAACTTCCACGCCATCAATTTCCATTTTGCAATGGGTAATGGTAAGGTTACTTTCGGCATCTACATTATCCTGAGGTTTAAAATTACCGGTAGGGAAACCCTTGCTTTGGCCGGTGGCATAAATAATAACAGGCACATCGGCGGTTTTATCGCCACCCTGCCAAACTTCCTGGTTGGCACGTATCATTATTTTCACTTCCTTCCATGGGTTAAGCATAACTTTCGCCACATCAGCGTAAAAAGCATTCCATTTTATACGCATTTCCATTTTATCCAGCCCGCTGGGAAGTTCAAAACTACCAACCATACCCAGGGCTTTATACTCACTCATTTTTGCCATTACTTTAGGCGCATCTACCTCTGCAGCCTGCCCTAAAAGGCTATTGCCATTAACATACACATTGGCATTTACTATTTGATTAACATTTACTGACATTTGAGTTTGGAAGTTTAGAAGTTTAAAAGTTTAGTTTTATGCCAGGTTCTTCAGCAGGTTTATATCAATAAAGCTGCGTATGGTAATGCGTTCGGCTGGCGGTGGCGGCATCATTACCAGGTCGAAGGTTAGGCGGCCTGCTGCAATTTCAACCGGCGTATTTACATCTGCCGGGTACTCAACACGGCTACCCTGTATTAAAGCGCCACGGCCAATAAGGGTGCGTATAAATCCGTTACCTGTTTCACGTATGGCATCAATAAGGGCTTGCGTAATTGGCCTGTCTATAAACTGCGCTACGGCAAGTTCCAGGCTTTCGTGTATAACATCTGCAGTACGCCTAATGCTGATAAAATTGCGTGGCTCGGTAACTGTAGGGAAGGCTGCAGAACGGTTACCATAAGTGCGTATACCGGTACCAAATGTGTTTAAAATGCTGGTAATACCCACTTCGTTAAGGGCATTTACATCGCCGCTGGCATCGTTGTAGCCGCCGGTTATTACCCTTTCGGATCCTACAATACCTTTGATCTCTTTATTAGATGGGCTCCACCAGTAACCGTTTTCAATATCGTTATTGCTGATAACGCCGGCCATAAAATTGCTATACGGGTAATCAACATTGGTATTGCTGTACGGATCGTATGCCTTTAGGTAAGGATAAAGCAGGTAAGCACGATCACTGCTGGTATTAAAATTGATGGTGCCGGCTATACCACGGCCGGAAATGGCACCTGCAATGGTGGTAGCGGCAGGCGCATCTAACAGGGCAATAGCTTTAAGGGCGCTTGCCTGGGCAAGTAACTCAACCGCTACAGCATTTACACTGCTGTAATCGGGTGCAATTAATATTTTTGGTACAAAACCAAACAGGGTTTTAATTTTTGTGAGGGCTTTGCAACCGGTACGGGTATCGGTACCGGTATCTATACTACCAATAATAGCAGCAGCATCTACTGCAGCGGCATTCAGTTTTTTGTACGTGAATTTAAACACGTGGCCATTATCGGCATTGTTTGTAAGAGAAACAAAGTTGCCAAATTCATCCAGCGTGTAATCAACACCCTTTACAATAGTGGCTGCGGTGCTACCATTACTTTCTTCGATAGTAACGGCACCAATTGGCGGGTAAGCCAGTTTAAGCTTACCGTTGGTAACAGTTTGCGGCTCATCAGTAACCTGGCTGGTATGTGATGAACTGCTGAAAACATTAATTACAACTACGTTGGCAGGGCCTTGTGCAAAAATAGCATCTAAGGCACGTGGAATATTAAAGCCAGGCACCAGTTTACCAAACTGGGCAGCATCATTTACGCCACGTACCCATATTGGGGTTTGTACCGGGCCTTGTGGTGCAATACCAATAAGGCCAATAACATTGCTTTTAACCACGGTTACGGGTACAGGGCCCTGTGTAATGGTAATGGTTTCGGTACCGTGTAAATAGTTTGCAGGCATTATATTTTAATTAAACGTTTTTGATAAATAAGGTTTTGTATAATGGGGCTTTCAAGTGGCAGATCAGTGTATTCGCTGCCGTATTGCAGGCAGTAATCTTTTTTATTGTGTGTAAAGCGGATAAGGGTATGGCTGGTGTATCGATATGAAACCGCTTTATGCTGTTCGTTGTCCGTTGTTCGTGTTGTTGCCATTTTTTTATTTTTACAGATCACGCCAGTTAACTTCTTTAAGCCGCGGGCCGGTGGTACTATCCAGGTTTTCATTTTGTACCTGCAGTTTTTTAGTGCTGAAGGTTACGTTGTAACTGAAATAATTCTGTTCATCGTTACGTTCTTCAAACTCAATACTCTTTAGTATTAATTTACCGCAATTGGCAGGCGCATAACCCAGCAATACAGCTTTTACTATTCTTATGCCCTGATTAATACTATAATCACCTTTGCGATTTGCAGCCCTTATATTTACCAGCAGCGTTACGGTTTCCGGTTGATTGATAATATCAACAGATTGCGATGCTTCAAACTGGCTATCGCTAAAGGCTACGGTAAATAAAGAACTTTGGTTGTTAACCAGCCTTCGGTAATCTGCCGGCTTATCTGGCAGCGGCATTACGGTGTAATTACTGCCAGTTAAAGCGGTTTTTAACCTGGTAACTGCTTCATCTTCTATATCGCTGTATTCAAAAGGCATTTAAAACACCCTCCGCCCCCTAAAGGGGGAACCGTGGAGGAGAACGGTTTAGATTATTTTTACCAGGTTTGCTATGATCGTTTTTCCATCCCAGTGAGGTAAAGCGCTTTTAATTGAAAAATCACCAAACTGGGTTACAGTAATCGTTTCAATATTTCCTGCATCAACCGATTCACGTAATCCGGTAAGATCATCCACTTTGTATTCGATGGTTAATTTTTCCGGATTGTAATCGGCACTTAAAAGCTTTTCCTTTTCGGTAGGGCCATTGTAAAGAACTGTGGCGGTAATTGCTGCACCGCCGGCAGATGGTACCCAGGTGGCTGCGTAACCCATTGTTTTGGTTACGGTGTTAAACATTGTTTTCTGCAGGTTATCAAAAATATTACCCATTATTAAACCCGTACGGGTAATTTATTTTATTAACCAAGCAGGCGAACCTGCACTGTAGCATCAGTTGATAACGCAGCTTCAAAAGCATAACCAACGTGCTTATTAGCGGCGCTGTTATCAGTATACGTAATTTTACTGGAAGCTACTTCCCAATACACTTTAGCACCTTTGGCGATAGGTTCGGTAGATGCATGTGTTTTTTTAGCAAGGGTATAAACACCTTCTAAAGCAACACTGATAACTTCGCCGCTTGCTGCAGAACCAAGTGCCACACCCAACAGATCGCCAATAAGAATTGGTGCGCCGCTTGCAATGGTGCCACCGGCTGTATATTGCATTACATCACCGGGCTGTACATAATTTTGTGCCATAACTTATATTTTTTGCCCCCTCCGCCCCCTGAAGGGGGAACCTGTGAAGATTTTAGCGGAGGGGATTTTGTTTAATAATTTTATTTACTGATTTATTTTAAAAAAGAGATTATGCACCTGCATTTTTAACGGCACCACGCCAGCCGATAGCATCTACACCATAATCAAGGCGTACTTTCCAACTCATGCCATCAACTTTAAATTCTTCGTGCTGCTCCAGGAACGGATCCTGCACACCATCCAAAAACGCCACTTCAATTACCGGCTCAACATTAGCATCGGCAAAAGCATAATAAGCATTGGTGGTAATTTGGGCAGTATCAATAATGTTGCTGAATAAACCGTTAACCATGTTTGGTTTTTGCAGTTTGTTGGCAGTTTCAGGATCGTACACAGCATCATTGATAACCCTTGCAGCACCACCCTGGTGAATACCGATAACCAGGTTAGATGGACGCAGATCAAGAAAATCGTTACTATCCTTATCTTTTTGTTTTGCCATCAGTACACGCATTTCATCAAATGCGGCAACTGTTGGCGCACCGGCAGTACCAAGATTAGCATGGCTTGCATGGAACAATGCATTACCATCTGCCATGGCTGGGTTACTGGCCAGCAATGCATACACATCCAGTTCGATAGAACGGGCAGCAGCACGTGCAAGACCGGCAGCCAGGCGGCTAAATGCATTCAGATCATCATTTACGATCATTTTGCGTGATACGTTAATGATGTTGCCGTATGTTTCAGCGGCTATGCCTTCCTGTTCTGCATCGGTAATGGCTTTGTTCTTAAACTCTCCATTTTCCTTTACTTTATCCAGGCGGCTGAATGAACCCATACGCAGGCGCTTGTGCTCCCTGAAATCGGAAACAGAACCGATGTAGCAGAATTTGCGCCATGTATCGGCTGCGGCTGTGTAATTAGCCAGCAAAGTTTTGTGTATAACACCCTGCAATAACACGGGGAAATCGCTGGTGCTGGAAGTAATTGCACGGGCAACCATTTCCATTTTATCCATGTGGCGGTAATCAACACCGGCACGGGTTAAACATTCTTTTGCAATATCCAACAGCGACAGGCTGCGGTACTGGCGGCTACCTTCTAACAGATCGGCAGCTACATCGGCAGGCTTAATAAAGCCGGCACGTAGCGAAAGTCCGGTAATGATGGCGTTACGCTGTTTGGTTGTTTCATCCAAACCGGTAACGGCAAACTGGTTACCAGATGGCTTTGGTGCAGGGGTTTGATTTGCTGCCATTTTATTTAAGATTGCCTGACGTGCCCCATCAGCGGTAAGATCTTTGTTTTCGATCAACTCGAAAGCAAAGTTTATATCCATACCGGCGGCACGTACGGCATGTACTATTTCAGATGCACGCTCCTGGGTTTGTGCTTCAGGCTGCGGTGCAGGTTGTTCGGTTTTTTTGGGTGCAGGCTTTGGTTTTGCTTCGCCTAATTTGGTGAAGATGGCTGCACGGGCCTGATCAACAGTAAGTTCTTCATTGCTGATCAATTCGGTTGCATAAGTATCGGGCAGGCCCACTGCACGTACTGCATCGGTTATTTGCTGGCTGCGTTCTTCGGCAGTTGGCGTTACATTTTTAGGCATGTTTGTATTTTTTGAATTAATAATTACGGTGTGAAGGTTTTCGGCTGCACGGGTACCGCTGTTAACATCTGCGGGTATTGGTGCCAGTGATATTTCGGCAGGCTCCCAATCGGTGGCACGGTAAATGGGTATTTCGCCGGTTTTTTCGGTTACATCATAAGCCCACACATTGTAACCAACGGATATGCCACGCAGGATACCATCTTTTACATCCTGCCAGATGGGTGTAACATCTTCCCGATTGCTGAAACGCAGGGTAGCACGGCCTTCTTTTTTTACAAAAACGGCATTTTCTACCACGCCTAACTGATCGCTTACTGAATAACGGCTATGATTATTTAAAACGGGTGCACCTGCATTAAGGCGATCCATACGAACGCTGGCAGGGTTACAATCCAGCACTTCGTAATAAGTACCTTCCCAATTGCAGCGAAGTACCTGGGTTTCGGTAGCAAAAACAACATCAACCGTGCGCTTTTCTTCGTTGATGGTTGTAATATCAAAAAGCGCCCTGTTGAACTGTGTACCTAATTGTTTTTTAAATTCCGGCATAGTTGTGTGTTTTACTCACATTTATTTGATACCAAAAATATTTATTGTAAAATGCTGGTTCGTGTCAGGTTTGGGTCAAAAAAGAAAAAAGTTTTTGGTTTGTTGTTTTTAGTTATTTAGTTGCCGGCGGCACTTCTTTTTTGCTGCCTGTTTTTTTATTATCGGCTGATGGTGCTGCATTATCCTGGCGCTTTGCATCATAACGGGCATCGCTGGTTGGTTTAAGGCCGGCGGCATCAAACTTTTGGGCGGCATCAATCATTTCTTCCAGTATTTCATCAGGATCATCGCCATTTTGCCTGATGGCTTCGGGCCAGCTTGTGAGGCCGGCACGTATTGAAGCTTCGAGCCCGGCGGTTTCTTTAACGGGGTCTATCATCTGGCGGCGTGGCGGTGTCCAGCGTACGGCAATTTTTTCCTGCCGGATATAGCCCATAATATTGGCAGACTGCACAAACCAGCCCCAAAGCTTATTGCACATTTGCGGTATTACCCAGTTCCACTGCAGTACATCAATATTGCGCTGAAACTTAAGCCAGCCCATGCGGCCGCTGCTGTAATTAACGGCGGTATAATCGCCGGTAAGGGTTACATAATCCATACCATAGCCAACAGCCACACCACGCAAAACAGATTTTACGTAGGGATCGTAATTAGCACCAGCATCGGGCGGGTTTGCCATGGTTACCTGTTTACCTGGTGGCAGGTATTCAATAATACCAGGCTCTACTTTTTCAAGGTTAGCATCTGCTTTGCCGGCGTTGTTGATAGTGCCACCGGTATCGGTATCGGTTACAAATGCAACAAAGCAGGCGGCAATTTTTTGGCGTATCAGTTGTGCATCTTCGTATTCAGACAAATCTTTTAGCGCCAGCATAGATGCATGGCCCATAGGTACACCACGGAACTGGCCGGGGCGCTTTTTCTCGAACAAATAAATAATTTCAGATATGGGTACACGTTTGCTGGTGCTGGAATAACCGTATGTATCGCCGGGGTGGCTATCGTACAGCCAGTAGGCTACTACTTTATTTTTTGCATTAAACTCAACACCGTACAGCACATAATTGCCATCGGTTAGCGGGCCATATTTGGTGCTATCAATATAATCACCTTCCAGCACCTGCACCTGCAGGGGAATTTCCTGCCCGGGTACGGTATGCATACGTATGATCACTTCGCCACTTTCGGCCAGGCAGCGTGCTGCCAGGTGCTGTATGCCGTACAGGTTGGTATGGCCATCGTAATCGCATTCTGTATTATCGGCCCAATTGTTCCACAATGTTTTAAGGCGCTTGTTGATTGTTTTAGGCAGATCCAGCGCCTTTGGTATAATGCCGGTGCCAATAATATTATTGGCAATTTCACGCACGGCATTTTCGGCATAGGGATTATTGCGTACCATTTCCCGGCTGCGGTTACGCAGAAAGGTTATGGCGTTTTGCACTTCGCTTTGGGCGCTGGTACCGGGTGCAAACCAACCGCTGGTGCGGCGGCCATGGCCGGCAGCATCGTACCGACGGGTTTGGTGCTGCAGCATTTCGGCAGCGGCACGGTACTTTATACGCTGGGCATACAGTTTGGGGCTGATGGCATTGATAGCACGATCTAAAAAGTTGGGTTTTATGTGTATGCCTTTACTCATTGTATGCCGTTTGAAAAGCTGCCATAAAAGCGGCCGTTTGTTTTAGGGTTTGCGCCATTAAGGCCCAGATCATTTGCCATTATTTGCTGTAACTGCAGCATTTCATCCAGGGTGCGGTATTCCACTTCTTTATCGGCATATTTTACACGGGTAGCGCCTTGTGATATGGCTTCGGTAAGTGCTGTATATTGGGCCTGTGTATATGTTGGCATAGTGGAATTGTGTGTAAAACACACCTGTTTTTACGAAATTGCGGTGTTTTTGCGGTTAGGATGTGTCAGGTTTGGGTCAAATAGTTAAGGAATTACATAACTTAACATGGAATGCAGTGTTAACACCATTCAGGCAAATCCGCATATTCATCCTCAGTCATTGTCTTTGTTGTAATGGTGTAATTTAATTCATCTGATTCATCCTTTAGATCGTGGATATCAGAACTAATATGCTCTAAAATACCCTGTTTACTGCTTGTGATGTACGGAGTATCTCCGAAATCAAAGACAAACACTTTTAGCTTACCGTCAATAGGTTTTTCGCCATCTGCTTCATTCTCTATAGTGGCAGTTGATTCTTCCAAAACTGAACGGCTTGCAAATTCATTCATTGCAGATATTACCCACGGAAACTTATCCTTAATTTCCTGTTCTGTTAATCCGCTGTGCATAGTTGCGCACTCAATTGCTGTTATCATGTTTTTTATATTTAAAGTTTATGCTAAATCTAAATTTTTTCCACATCGCAGATCAAAAACAGGGTATTATCTACCAAATTTTTTACATGAACGATACGGTAATTAATGATTTTATATTCTTGTGTTACCTGGTTGCAGGTTAGTTGAACTGTTTTACCGGGTATTGCTTCATCTACCAGGTTTTGCCACTGGCTGTAATTGATGCGTTTTAAATTTTGGTTTTGCGGCAGGGCCGGTAAAGCAGTATCAAAAAATACAACGGTGTATGATGTGGATTCCATTTTGAGGTTTTATTTACAAAATTGTGTGATTTACACACATATTCCGGACATGATTTTAATATTTTCAATATCGATACGGATTGAACGACTAACATTTTTTTGCGCATCAATTTCTTCTACATTTTCCCTTACCCGGTTATGGCTATTGGTAAGCTGGTTGAATATACGGGCAATGCGCAGGTACTTCATATCCGCTTCCATACGCAGCAGGTATTGCACGATCTTCTTTTTTTCTACGTGCTCACGGGTTTTTAACTGTTCTTCGGTAACCTCGTAATATTTGCAGGCTGCGTTTATTATTAGCTGCGGAAGGGGTAAAGGGGTTGGTGTTGGCATGGGTTGGTTGGTGTTATTTTGTTACTAAATATTAAAAGATGGAATTTCGGTTTTATCAGTTTTCCACTGTTCAACTACTCTATCCATCAATTGCTTCCACGCTTCTTTTATTGCAGAGATTTGGCTGGTATAGCTTTCATAAGGAATATTTTCTTTAAAAACCATATCGGGTGTATCCGGATCTAAAAAAATAATTCTAAAGCCAGCTTCCCGATTTAGAAACATTGTTTTACCAGCTTCAATATCAACTATATCGGCTATTTCTTTTGTTTCAACTACTTTTCCGTTTACTATTATTTGCATTTTTATAGTCTTTTTAATTTTAATTGGTATTTATTTCTGCAACTGCTTCGGTTAATTCAGTAATATCAATATCAACTACCGGCTTAAACCTTTTAGCACTAAAGCCGATGGGTGTACCGCAGGGCAATGGCGGGTTATCCAGTTCTTCCAACACGTAACCTAAACCGGCCAGGGCAGTATGGTTGCGGCCAATTACGGTGTAAATATTTCCTTTTACCGGGTATTGCTTAATGTATTTAGCCATGGCCGGTGGAAAATTTTAATCATTGATGCATTCGACAAGCATGGTAGTATTTTTTCTATTTAATATGATTTACCACCCCATTTTTATCAGGATTACCCCAGTTGCGCTTTTTATTTATTTCAAACTTTTCCTGAATAGCCTCTACTATTTCACTGTAAGTCATACCTTCAGAAGCGGCAGCGCCAAATAATAAAAAAAAGCAATCAGCAACCTCCATTTTCATTTTGTCATAAGAAACACCAGCAATTATTTCGTGTTTAAGTTCACCTACTTCACCAGTTGCTTCTTCACCGGCAAGGTGTGTTAATTTACTAAGAGATGTGGCGGAAGGAAATGTTTGCTTTTGCCAGGTTGTTATTTCGTTAAACTGTTTTTCAGTCATGATTTTTAAATTAATTAAGTGAATTGGAAACTATCATCTTCTTTTTTTTCGATGGTTGTTATTAATGGAAAGTTTTCGGCGGGTACTTTTTGGATGGTTTCACGCAGGTATTTGCTGCCGGTGCGTACCACGTGCATTACCCCGTTTACTTCTATCTGCATATTGAGGTAAACAGTTGTGTATTCCGATGGCAGTATTTCCCATTTGTGAATGATTATTTCCCGGTTTAAAAGCCGTTCTATCTTTATTTTGTCGCCGATGTAGCCACTTTTTTCGGGCGGGGCAATGTTTAGTTCGCTGAATTTGTACATGGTGAAGTTTGGTTAAAAGGGTTTGGGAATTACAGTGCTTTGCCCAGCCCCAGTAAGCTGCCAGCACCTGGTTACCGGCACCTTTATACACTTTACGGGCAAATGCCTGTTTAATGGTTTTACGCAGCAGGGTATGCGTTTGAAAATGAACGTAGCCAACAAAATCGATACCACGATCTGCAACCGGAAATACCTGGTAATTTGGTTTAATGGTTAGCTTTAAGTTGGTATGCAGGTAATGCCGTATATCTGCTAACAACTGGTGCAGCGTTGCTTTACTGTTGGACAAAAAAACCAGATCATCTTTATACCGGAAATAATACGGCACCTTTTTTTGTTCTTTTAGCCAGTGATCAAAATAACTGAGGTAGAAATTTGCAAAGTACTGGCTTAGATAGTTGCCGATGGGTACGCCGGCGGCACTGTCGATAATGCCATCCAGCAACTGCAGCAGGTCGGCATCTTTAAATTTGCGGCGCAGCAGTTGTTTTAAAATATCATGGTTGATGGATGGGTAAAATTTGGTGATATCCAGTTTAAGGCACCAGGTGGTACCTGGCACATCCTGCAATGCTTTGCGCAGGGCGTAGGATGCAGCATGTGTACCTTTACCTTCGATAGATGAATATGTATCGGCTGTGAAAACGGAATTAAAAACGGGCTTTATGATGTTCATTATTGCGTGCTGGGCAATACGATCAGGAAAGTAGGGCAGGCAATATATTTCACGTTCTTTTGGTTCACGAATGATAAAGGTTTTATAGGCTGATGTTGTATAGGATTTATTTATAAACATTTGCTGCAATTGCTGCAGGTTAGCAGTTTGGTTTAGCTTATGTGCCTGCACGCCGTACTGATGCGCCTTACCCTTACTGGCCCGTTTATCGGCCAGTAACAGGTTAGCGGTTGTAAAAATCTGGTTATATAAATTTCCTATACGTTTCATGTTGCCATTTTCTTAAAAGGTCATTTTCGCCGCCTATGACGGGTACCAATGCCCTTATAAATTGAGATCATTTTCTGCCATGTGGGCAGGGTTTACGCTGATTAAAGAACTGTTTTTAAATTGTGGGAGCTGGTGGCCGCATTCGCATTCGTGTATTCGTTGTTCGTGTTGTTGAACCGGAAGGCGGAAAGGGCTACGCCAGCAGATACAGCGTACAACCTTAAGCTTATTTTATTTTTTCAGCCATAAATTCCAGTCATCGATGTGTGCCCTGCCGATGTGTTCTGCAATTTCGCTGGATCGGGAAACGTGGCGGGAGCCGGTGGCCGCAAACGCATGCGTGTATGCGCCGCTCGTGCTGTCGAACCGGAAGGCGGAAAGGGCCGAATCCCACACAAACCATGGATACCATTTTGAATCACGTTTACTGTAGTCGGGTACCCATTTTTCTTCACCTTGCATGTTGTATGCTTCGGTAAAAATTTCAAGGCGCTTAATTGCATTGTCTGCTTTTTCTTCGTTGGTTACCGGTTCGGCATATCGAAGGGCGGTTGCAGCATCGCGGCCTGTTTTTTGGCAGGCTTCTTCAAAGCTGAGTGTTTGAATTTTTTCCATTTCGTTGGTTTTTTTATTGATTGTAATAATACTTATTTTACCTATCTGGCTATTTTACCAGCCATTTATTCCATTCATCCAAGTGTGCGGTGCCCACATGATCGGCGATGGCTTCCGTTCTAAAAACGTGGCGGGAGCCGGTGGCCGCATTCGCAAACGTGAATTCGATGATCGTGTAGGTGAACCGGAAGGCGGAAAGGGCCGAATCCCACACGAACCAAATACGCCATTTAGCCTGGTTGCTATCTGAATATTTAACTACCCATTTTGTACCCCGAACCATGTTATAGGCTTCAGCATAAATTTGCAGGCGCTTTAAAGCATTCCAGGCTTCTTCTTCAGTATTGGCCGGTTTTGGGTAAGGAAGCGATTTAACAGGGTGGTGGCCTGTTTTTGTACAAGCTTCTTTGAAGCTTAGTTTTTTGATCTTTGCCATTGTGTTGGTTTTAATGTTAGAAACTTATTTAAGTAAAATTTGGTTTACCAGGCTATCGAATTGAGTTACAAAGTATTTCGCCAATTCTGCTGTTTTAAAAACGTGGCGGGAGCCGGCGGCCGCATCCGCATGCGTGTATTCGTTGTGCGTGAAGCCGAACCGGAAGGCGGAAAGGGCCGGGTCGTACTTCATCCACACATAATACTTTGGCTGTTTTCCATTGGAATAGTCTGGCACCCATCCTGCATTTAAAACACGGGTAATGATGGTGGCCTTTTTTACATTTTGCAGGTAAGTTTCATCGGCATCAGTCCAGCTGCCATCTAATGCCTGGGCATCTTCAAAGGTTTTAACCATATCAGTGATATTACCGGACAGATTTTCCTTACCCAGCAGATCGGTTAATAATTTTTTACCGGCAGCATCTGCATTATTAAATGCTATAAATGCTTTGTTTTTTTCGATTGGAATTGTTTGCATGTTGGTTATTTTTTATTTTTTGATTATTCTTTCCAAAATCCGCTGCTGCGTTTTTTGGGTTGTTCATTTTCTTTATTAGCATTGGCAATTTGCTTGGTACTGGTTAACAGCATGTGCCAGTAAGCATCGTTAAACCTATCCATACCGGCTATGGCTGCAGCAGCCCTGGCATATACCCGGCAATCCAGCCGTTCGTTTCTTTTATACCTTACAACCCACTCATAACGGATATTCCCTTTTTTATCAGATGTCTGTTTCATTTCTTCGGCAGTAAGACTTTTAAAATGTGTTTCGTCATACTCCGGAAAATGGCAATAACCAAAGGGATAGTTACCGTCATTGGTAGTTGGCGGCATTAATTTTAGCCAGCCGTACAATTCGGATTTTATAATACTTACTGCCACGTGGAAAACTTTTGTACGTCCGATTGTTTTACCGTTGGCATTAATATCTACCGGCTTTGGATGCGAAACCATGATCATTTGTTTATCCTGGCCTTTGATCGGTACCACACGGCTTACATCATAACGCCGGCAGAATTCATAAACCTTTGTAGTATTATACCCGGTATCAATTGCCAGCTTGCTGATGGTATGGCCATACCCACTTTCAGTTATAAACTGTTCGCTTAACATCATATCCAGTTGCTTCCAAACTTCATCTGCTGATGTATCGCCAATTAAAATGCGGTAATCAATTGACTGGCTTCTCTTGCCTTTCATCCAGCCAACAATTTCAACTTCAATACGATCTGCCTGCACATCGGCACCGGCGGTTATAAAAGCCACATCGTTAAAAGGCACGTTGCGTTGGTAGCGTTCACGTTTTGCATATAGTAATTCCCAATCTGGTTTATCACCTTTGTCGTTGTAGGTTTCGCCCAGTTTTGTATTTACAAAAGCAATCTTTTTTGGTATTTCCGTTTCTGCTTCCTCGTAATCTTTAGCCAGGTCAACCCAGCTATACATACCCAGCGGGCTGTACAATGCATTCAGATGATAACCGAAGGTTAAGCCATTTTCATTTTCCGGAAATTCCGGTATCCACATGCCCTGCTGCAGCATTTTTGTTTTGTGCCTTTCTGGTATAAGGTTGCCGCAGTGATCGCATTTATAATTCACTTCAAAATCTGCGGACTTAATCCTTTTTTT